TCCACAATCCTTTTTGTTATGAATCATTAACACAACTTCGTCATATCTACAAGTACGCACAATGTTCTCGAAATTTGTACCATTTCCAGAACACATTACGCCTAATCTCATTGTCCCCAGTCCTCGTATTGTGGTTCTTCCTCACCAACATAATACGTAAAGTTTTCTGTGTCAAAATATGATGGAGGTAATGTTTTCACATCATCATATGCACCTTTCATTTTCTTCTTATGTTCTCTTTCATCTAATACTTCATTGATAAGAATCTTCATCTCCTTAGCATAAGTCTCAGTAAATAACCTACGAGGTCTAATAGTAGCAGGTTTATGTGGTTGTATCCTTACTGGTCCTTTGTAATTAGGATCAACAGGACCACTCATTCCCTGAGTATCCATCTTACTCATAACGGCCTCCCATTCTTATCAAGTAAACCAAGTTTCTTTATCTGTCCGAAGTTAGACTTCTGACCTTTCTTAATCTTCTTATATTCTTTAATGAGTCTATCTACTTCATCAGTAGATACATTAACCTTCAGTTCCTCTTCTTCCTCTTCCTTATTGACAAATCCACCAAACCCTTTTGAAGGAACAACTTCGTCCTTCATATCTATGTAATCATTTATTCCCTCTTGAATCTCATCTCTAATGAGTTCATTGATTTGGGCTCGGAGTAATTCATCATTCATGATTTTCTTCTCCTCTTCTTTTCAGGTGGTTTATATCCCCACTGTGATGGTTTAATAGTTCCATTACCATAGTCTATTGACTGAACAGATCCCTTACCAAATTTATCATAGTAAAGATCAAATATATTTACCCGACCTCCTCTACAAAGATCTCTCTGCATCTTATCATCAACCAAGTAAGTTATTATCATCGTATCAGTTGGAAGTTTCTTCTCAAGAATCTGATCCTTGTTAGCATCCTCCACCAATAACTGACATCCATAACTTGATATCTGTTTCCTTTCTTCAGTAGACCAAATCGATTTTGGTTTTTCTGGTTTCTCTTTTAACTGCTTTTCTGTTTCCACTTTTTCTGTCATGATCCTCTATTCTCACCCCATACTATATCAGGGAACGCTTCCTTCACAATATCTAAAGTAACTTTTGGATACAATGATAACAAATCTTTATCCTTTACAAGACAGACAATCTTTGCTTCTGCTGGATGAAGTCCTTCAAGCATCTGAACAAACATAGTCTCTCTACGAAGACCACTTAGTTCATCATTACCACCTTTGATAAAGTGATATAGATTCTTCCACTCTCTACGAAGAGAAGTATGATCAGTTCCTACTGGTACTTCATTCTCTTTATAAGGAACTGGACCTGCTGGAACTGAAGACTGTACTCTATCATCAAAATTCCAAATAAGAATAGCAGTTAGTGAGTCATCACGATACTCCTTAAGGATTTCAACCCTCTTTGCTTTTGTCTTTTGCTCTCCCACAAGGTCAAGGATCTCATGGATAAAAGGATTAGGTGGGAGTTTAACTCTCTTGACGACTGCTTTCTTTCTAGTCGTCGTCTTCTTCGGTGTCGTTGTCATAATTGTTTTCAATTCTTAGAGCTAAAATTTCATCAGGAACTAACTGTCCATTCGCATCAAACATTTCTGGATGAGTATACACTACTTGGGGTGTTGTTTCATAAGAATGCTGTCTTGCCATCCATCCTATCATACCTCCTACTAATAATGCAAGTAGTGAAACTACTGTTGTAAGAGTTAAGGTTACTATGGTCATTTCCATGTGCTTCTCCAGAGTGTTACTTTTTTTTAATGTCCAGTGACAAAGTAATCTCTCTGCTGAAGAAAGAAAACTTGACCTGAAATGTTTTCGGTTGTTGTTTCTTCCTCCTATTTCTTAATAATAATTCAACGCCTTTGTTGATCTCAGCGTTGTCTTTATTTAGAGTGCTTTTTTCTTCTGCCTCTTCTTTTGTCATCACTATACCTCACTGCATCTTCTAAGATACTTGCAAGATAATCTCTGATCTTTCTTGCTTGTGGTTTAGGGATGTGATGATAGGCTTCCCTAAGTTGTTTGTGATCATTGTCTACTCCTCCTTTAATATATTCAGTTAGTTCTACTATAACCTCACCAATTTCGTGAGCAGTAGAACTGTTGAGAAACTGATCGACTTCTGCTTTTGTTACTCCTCTTACTTTAAAGTAGTCATATAATCGTACCACATAATGGCCTTCAAAGGCAAGTTCTATTGCCTTTTCAACATCGAAATAGACTTCTTCAAAATTAAATGACATTACACTAATTGCCTTTCCTGTAGATACTTAACAGTATCGGTACACCCACCAAGTTTCTTTCCATTCACAACTACTTGAGGAAAAGTAGTCCCTTCCCCAAACTCACCATAGAAACTTTTTTTATCAAAGTTCTTATCTAATTTATAAATTACAGAATTTAAACCAGCCAAGTCCAGTACTTGTTCTATCTTAGAACAATAGGGACAACCATCCTTAGAATAGACCGCAAAGTTTAAAGTGTCTGTCATTTTAGATTCTCCAATGTTTGTTGATAGTCTTGGTCAAACAATTCCAGTCCCTTATCGGTTAGTATATGCTTGTACATGCCCTCGAATACCTTTGGAGGTATCGTACACACATCAGCACCGTATTCAAACGCTCTACCGACTGGCCTGACTTCTCTGATAGATGCTGCTAGAACCTCAGTTCTTACCATATGCTCTCGGAATACCTTAGCAATATCTTTAACTAAACAGAGACCACCAAATGAATTATCATCCACACGTCCTACGAATGGAGATACATATGCTGCTCCTGCCTTTGCTGCAAGGATTGCCTGTGCTTGTGAGAAGATAAGAGTTACATTTACTTTAATGCCATCTCTAGCGAGAAGAGCACAAGCAGCAAGACCACCCCTGGTACAAGGAACTTTAATAGTTGCTTGCTTACCAAACTTCTCAGCAAGTCTACGACCTTCAGCAACCATCTCCTCACCAGTACCTACAACTTCCATACTGATGTCAGGTATACCAAGATCTACTAGTTTCTGATATACAACTTCAGGGTCTTCTCCGTTTTTTAATATCAATGATGGGTTTGTTGTTACACCATCAATCAATCCAGTTTTCCACCCCTTTTCAATTGCCTCAGTGTCAGCAGTATCAAGAAAGATTTTCATAATAGATCTTAAAAATAATATTTAATAAATTAACTATTTCTAGTTTTATTTTTGATGATGATCCTATCACCTTCTATGATAAAATCAAGAATGTCGTTATGATCCCAACATAATTCCTCATACAATGCATTGAGTCTTCTCATATCATCGTACATATCTGTGGGTTCAGTTTGTCTCCAAACGTTCTCTTCTGGTTCCAATGATCCGTGCATTTCAGACATACCTTCGTAGTTCCTGTAGTATATATTGATATGCTGCAACAATGTCTCCTTCTTCTTTACGGAAGATGTCTTTGTCAAAACGTTCCTTGGTACCTTTTTTCCAGAGTCGCATGTTGTCAGGTGATAGTTCATCAGCCAAGCATAGATTGCCGTTAGCATCATAACCAAACTCCAATTTAAAATCTACAACATCAATACCCAACTGGGCAAATAAAATTTGAAAGTGATTGTTCACATTCAATGCGGCTTGTTTCATAGGTTCTGGGTCAATACCCATCAACCCAACACGATCTGGTGTAAGTAATGGATCATCTTTTGCATCATCCTTTAGGAAGTACTCTACAAGAGGAGGATTTAATAAAGTCCCTTCTTCTAAAGTAGTCTGCCTAACTAATGATCCAGCAGCAATATTTCTAACTATAACCTCTACAGGGATAATTGTCAATTTTTTACATAGCAATGTATCCAATGACGGACAATCAATATAATGAGTTCTAAGTCCTTGCTTTCCAATATACTCAAAAAGAAGTGCTGATATAAGGCAACAGGTCTTCCCCTTACCTTCAGGGAAATCTACTCTCCTACCATTACCTGCTGTTACTTTATCGTGAAAATGTATGTACACTCTCTCAGGTTCATCAGCCATACGATAAAGAGATTTTACTTTACCTTCATTTAATAAAGATTCTGCATTTAATAAAGGTGCTCCCTTTGTATAAAAAATATTTGGTTGGTCTTTACAGTCACCACTCATTTGTCCTGACTCCAATCTTCGTATGGTGGTTCCTCTGTACCAACATAATGTTTAAAATGTTTAGTATCAAAATAAGAAACTCCTGGTTCCTTTACATCATCATATGCCATTCTTAACTTCCTTTTATACTCACGCTCATCTAATACTTCATTGATAAGTATCTTCATCTCTTTAACATAAGTTTCAGTAAATAATCTCTTAGGTATAATCTCCCAAGGTTTATGTTCCTGTGGTTTTGGTGATCCTTTATAATTGGGATCAACAGGACCACTCATTCCCTGAGTATCAATCTTACTCATAAAGGCCTCCCATTCTTATCAAGTAAACCAAGTTTTTTTATCTGTCCAAAGTTAGACTTCTGACCTTTTTTAATCTTCTTATACTCTTTAATAAGTCTATCTACTTCATCATTAGATACATTAACCTTTAGTTCCTTTTCTTCCTCTTCCTTACTGACAAATCCACCAAACCCTTTTGAAGGAACAACTTCATCCTTCATATCAATGTAATCATTTATTCCCTCCTGAATCTCATCTCTAATGAGTTCATTTATTTGGGCTCGGAGTAA